AGCACTTCCTGATCGAACATTACATACCCTCAATTGGAGGGGTACGTGAGATTCCTAAGGAAGGCTTCATTGGTCCCGGTGGCTTTTACAAAGACAACCGGGCTACACGTAAAGGGGCCATACCGACTCGGTACGGCCCGTGTATCATCCAGGATCAGTTCGGGAGAAAGACGAAATTCTTTACTCCTTGTACTGCTGGACCCAATGGAACTTCTATTCTGTCGATGGGTAAGGATGCACAAGCATGGGTGGCACTTTGGAGGGCGACGCGAGACGCGTATACCTCAAGGCTCTGTCCGTTGCTTGCGGCACTCTGTACCTTGTCTGTGACATTCGGGCTTCCCACGGCTATCGACACAGATGAACTGCAGGCCCTCGCCCTTAAATCTACGGGTACTGAGGGTCCTGCCAAACCTGGAAAGCCTTACATTCTTTCTAGGTTGCATCTGTTGCCGGAACCAGCGGGTAAGCTTCGAGTCATTGCGATCGGTGATATATTCACACAGAGAGTTCTTAAACCTCTTCATGATCATCTATTCCGAATCCTTCAGCAAATACCACAGGATGGTACTCACTCTCAGGATCGTCTATTCAATCGTCTACGGCTTTGGAAGGATAACGATAAGTTTTTGCGCAAGCTCACTTGGAGCTCGCTTGACATTTCTGCAGCCACAGATAGTATTCCAAGATTTCTTTACAAAATATTCTTGGAATGTCTGTGGGGTGGGGGTGTCTTAGCATCTAAGACTGCAGAGCAGGTCCTAACCCTTATGACAGATCGAGACTTCTCTCTCTCTGCTCCCAAGAACCTCGATATTTCGGAGTTCAAGGGGAAGACCTACCGGTACGGAAGGGGTCAACCAATGGGATTCCAAGGATCCTTCGCTCTGTTGGCGCTCTGGAACCACTCCTGGGTCCAGTTTGCCTCATTTAAGGCCAATGGTAGTCTATGGGCCTGGCGGCCACATAATATCTATGGGGTCACAGGTGATGATGTTGTAATTGGGGAGCCCGATGCAACACGCCCGATTGCGAAGATGTACTTACACTTGTGTAAAGTCTTCTCAATCGGTATATCGCTACCGAAGTCTTATTTCAGTTCGGAACTTTTCAACTTTCTCTCACGTACCGTTTACCGGGATATGGAGATTTCTCCAATAAGCATTAAGGAGGAGTTCTCCGTTAATGATCCTGGTTCTCGGGCTGTTCGCGCGGTCCGCGCGATCAGTCGTGACGTCAATGTCGTTAATGATAATGGATGGCTCCTGAAGGCCGTGAAATATTTCCTCTACCCTTCGGAATATCTTTCTTTCGTCGCGAACTTGCGCGAAGGTAAGATAGAGGGGTATGGAATGCGTGCTATTCTGCAGCTCTTGACTCCGAGTCCTTCTAGTATGAAGGTACTTGGTTTGTCGAGAGTCCCAGTATTGAGTTGGCTTGCTACTTGCGTAGGAAGTACCTCTCTCTTGGGACAGCAGATTGCAGTGCAAACTGATTCTGTTAGAATCAAGGGAATTAATTTACGTCATCGGTTCTCTATACTTCGAGAGTGTCTCTCAGTATTGCTAGAGGAGTATGAACTCACTCTACAGAAAACCATGAAGTCCGCTCTTCA